GTAAGGTGATACCGCACGTCTTCAATGTTATCTTCATTGATTACGAACGCTACACCACCGCTGTCGTTTATCGCTTTTATTTGTTTTTCTTGCAGAGCCGTGGGTTTGTTACCACCCGCTTTGCATTCTATACCAAAAAATTTACCTTCGTAGCAAACTATTATATCCGGTACTCCACTTTTACCGAATCCTCCAGTGACAGGGTAAAAGTAATACGCGTTTAGTTCTTTTAGTATGTTTGTTACTTTCTTCTTTACTTTTGCTTCAGGGGTCATCGCCATGTCATATCTCCGTTGGAACTGGTATCAATTAGTTGTTAGTGCCGCACTAACAGCGGCTATTTCAAACTGATCTGTATCTGCACACTATCACCAATCTTTAGAGTCTGTACTTCTTCCGCCTCAATAACGAGCCCTTTACCTACTACCGCAAACTTGTCTCTACCGGTCCGTATGATAGTAATCTCTCTAACTTTTTTCTTCCTCACTTGTCACCCCATACTTTATTTATGTATCTGCTGTGCCTGTTTCATCAAAACTGCGTTACTCATCCTCAGCACTCCGGCTTTGTGTAGCCTTCTGCTAGGCTCCTAATATACTTACCCAGTTCAGCATCATCCTTGTGGAAAATCATAGTAGCAATCTTATCGGCTTCTGCATCCCAGAATTTTCTCCTCTCAGCAGCAGCAGCTTCTAGCTCTTCTCCTTCCAGCATACCCAGTGGAATCCATGCTGGAGTCTTAACAGCGTCTTGCCCAATGGCTGCCCATAAAAATTCGCTGTTTGAAAGCAATTCTCTTATGTAGTCTCTCTTAAAGGCTTTCCCTATAGGTGACGCGGCAAAAGATTCACACGCTGGACAGTGGTTGCCATGTAGTTTGCTGCCTTTACTCATCTGTTGCACTCCGGCTTTTGGTGTTTGTAGTCAGGCCAGTGGCTCTACTACCCAATAAGTATTCGCATCAATGCGACGGCCTACACCCTCGATAACTTCAGTCGGCTTCGTCAATGACGTCATCATTAAGACAGCGACCTTCGCTTGCACCCACTCAGGCAAGTCATCAGGAGAATCATAGTACTCCCTTTTGTCACTGTCAATATCAATACATACTGTATATACGTGTTTTGTTGTAGGGTCTATGTATACGCGGTATATCTTATCATCACATAGTGAGTAGTTATTCTGTGACATAGAACATACCCTCCCCAACGCTGTACCCAACCCCTTCGACGTACGTACCGCTACCAATCATACTAAGCACTGCGAGTTTACCCATGAGCCAGTCTGGTACGCCGGCGTCAGTGTACGGCGTTGATTCTCCGACATGGTCATTTTCCAAGCTAACAAGAATTGGCCGCCCTATATCACTTATCGGTATGACGTCAAACATCTGTTGTCCTGCCCGCTGGTAAACCCGTACGAACCATGCCTTACCACGCGCAGCGGCGGCAGCGGCATCGGCTTGTTTTTGTAGGTCAAGCATAGCAACTAAATCTTCCCCAAATTCGGGGTCGACCCATGAGTGGTTAGACTGTACTAGATGTTCAAGCTCTCGAAGCAGTCGTGGTTGATTCAGCGTATTAATGCTTTTTTCTTGTAGCTTACTGTGTAGTTCTTTCGAGAACGAACTTATACAACTGTTAGCATCACGTGCCGTGCAGTGCAACAGCTCGTGCGGAGTATACGGGCGGCAATACTTTTTCGCGACTCTAACAGCTTTATCGAGGTCCTTACTCGTTTTGGTATACCTAAGGTCGTTATAGTCGCTAAACTTTCTGTTCTGTATACCCCGCGATTCAACGGTATAGGTACGGTTCCCTTGTTTGTCTGTATCTATCCATATAGCCCCAACGGTGAATGGGCAGCTGTCGTAGTATAAGTTGATAATCCAACTACTATGTATTGCATTGGTAGCACGTAGCCCGTGAATACCTTGCAACACTGCGTCTCTGAACTTTTCAAGCTCGTCATAGGGCTCCTTGAGGTTATACTGTGTTAGTGCCGCACTAACTAGTTTATGTGGGTATCTCATCGTCGTTCTCCTGTTACCTTATATTTGTTTGGTAAATCCACACACCTTGTTTATCCACCGGTTATATTGCTCCCGCACGCGCTGTGCATCGGCGTCGGTTTCAACGTACTGTATGTCGGAGTCCTTCACGAACTCTACTAGTAGGTTTAACCGCATAGGGTGATTAGTATCTTTCAATACCTCTCGTGCAAACTTATGGGGGAGGTTAAAAAACTCTCGCCCGTTATAGAAAGTAGTATTGTTGTTGTTGTTGTTGTTGGATTTGTCGGTGTGTTCTATTAACTCCTTCCGCAGATCATACCGGTACTGGTACGAATCTATCGGCAGCATCGGACCCATTGCGCAAGCAAACTCCCAGAAATCTGCAATAGCTTGTTTATGCTTAGCTTTCTCTGACTTCCTAACTACGGTACGCGGTGGTTTCGGCACAGCGAGCCCGCCACCCACAAACGCAAACCTAGCGATCTCAGTATCTACACGGCGCTCAAAGGTCAACGCTGCTCCATCATCGCGGGATATAAACCTTTCTTTTTTCAGCCACCAATTTTTAGTACCACGATCTATATGTTGTTTACGTGCGGCGGTTATAGTGCGGGACTTTGCGAGATAATACATGCTACCGGCGTCACTGTTATATATGAAGTGCTTGCCGTTTCTGTTCTCAAACCGTAGAGCCCTTGGCAGATATCGTTGTAGAAACGAATATCGTGCATTGTGAGCGTTGGTGCCGGAGCCGTTACGTATGGTAACAGTCTCGGTGCCATCGCGGTGTCGTTCCCATAATATCGGGCATAACTTCTTACTCTCGGCGGTAGTGGGTTTGTCGAACCGCCACATCTGTATCTGCACGGGGTCCCCATCGGCCCCATCAAACAACCCGTAGCAAGCATCTGAAAACTTGTGTATGTGCTCCCACTTATAGGCGCGGTCGCCGATAGGTCGTATGTCACGTTTGGTGCCGTGCTCATGTTCTCGCACGGGGGGTGTGTTGTTGTATCTAGTTTCTACCCACTTGAAACTATCGATGTCGTAGTAGTGTAAAGTCATTGTCGTTCTCCTGTTATCTTGTTAGTGCCACCCTAACTTAGTGGCCGTCTCTGATGATCTTGAAGGCGAGTTCTAAATTCTCGTGATCTTCAATGGTGTAGTCCTCTGGGCAGTCATTCATGTAGCCATGAATAAACGCTAACCACGCTTCGATTGTTTCGTTTGCTTCTGAATAAGTCATTACATATCTCCTGATTTAATGTGTACGTGTTTACCAACAGTCGGCTGTGCTGACTTGTTATCCAATATGCACCAGAGGACGGGGGACGCCCACCGGCCCCACTCACCACCTAAGTAGCCATCGGTGAGTACGAGAACCGCTTGGGGTTTGACGCCGTGCTCGGCAAGATAAGTGGGTACACATGTAACGGACGTACCACCGCCACCCTTGGGCTTGGTCGACGTGACAAGGCTATCCAGCTGGTGCATGTCATACTTCTCGTCTTGGCGCACACTAGTATCCCAGTAGAGTAACCGTACGGCATCGGGGTGCACGGTATCGCATATCGCTTTGACCTCGGTAAGGAATGACGACAGCTCTACCTGCCCAATCGAACCGGACGTATCAACGGCTATAACAAGTTCTCCTACCTGCTCTGATATACCGGAGGGTAAGTAGTAACCACCTGATATAAACCTGCGGTTCGGTCGTTTCCACGTGGAGTAGTCACTACCCGCACAAGTATTCTGGATAAACTCTCGCAACACCTCACGCCAGTCTACCTGCGGCTCGAGTAGTGCGACTATGTCACGGTCTGCACCGTTGCCCAGCTTACCTGCGATCAACGCACCTTGACGTATGGCCTCGTCGATATCCCGTGCAAGCTCACGCTGTTCTGCCTCGGTAAGTTCTTCGGCACCATCCCAGTCGTGGTCGTCGAGTGTGCCACCACCCCCACCATCTGGTGAGTTGTTATATTCCTTGAGATCGTTGAATACCTGCGCGCTATCCCAGCCACGGTACTTAAAATCTAAACAGCCGCCGTCTGGCATCTTAGCCCACCCGTTAGAGTTATCGTCTGATATCTTACAGTTGATAACGTAGTCGCACGCCATGTTTGCTAACTGCGCATTCTCATCGTGCAAGTGTCGCCATGTAACGAGGTGACGGTATAACTTGTGATAACTCTCGTGCAGTACAAGGAACCGTAACTCTGCGTCGTTAAGACTGTCGATAAACGCTCGGCCATATAACTCATCACGTCCGTTAGTACATGCGGTAGGTACGGTGTCGTCTACCCTGCGGTCACCCAGCATGAGTATGCCTGCGAGTGCTACGTACTGCGGATTACCCATGATGTCGACAACAGCTTTAGACAGGCGTTGTTCTGGTGTGAGTTGTTTACCTATAGATAACATGTCGTTCTCCTGTTAGTGCCGCCCTAACTTACGTCTTATCAGCGGCGAACATATAGTTATTCTGCATGGCCCACTCGGTAAACTTGCGGTTTGTCATAACAAGTTTCTGGTGGGCGTACTTGGGTGCGCGTACCCCGTTAGCGAACATACCCTGCGCTTCCTTGTCGAGCCGGTTCATATACTCCATCCACGCGTCTACCCAGTCGGCACCGATTGTCGCAAGTGTCCGGTACACCACCATACACACGGCAGCGGAGGAGTCAGGCACCTTAGCCGTCGCTGGTGAGTCCTTGATAGACTGTAGTGACGGCAGCTGGTCAGCCAGCTTCACGAACGCCATCAGGTCCATGGCCCCACGGTCGCCGATAGTACCCATAAGTAAACTTGTCAGGGTCTGGTCGTCGAAGTTCTCACGCTGCTTGAGCCAGTCGGAGGCAGCTTCGAGTGATCGTGGTGTGACAAACGCCGTCCGCTGCTGCTGCGGGTGGTATATATACGGGTTGTCATCGGGCCGTGGAACACTCTCGAATCCGTGGAACAAGTGCGGGTTGTCCTTACACCAACCGAGCAGTGTGTGGTCGATGCCGTTGTTTATGCCCCACTCTATCCACTCCATATTGTCAGGTTTGCGCGCTGTTAGCACTGTTATGCGGTTGCGTGCATGTGGTGGCAACAGGTCGCCTACACCCTCGGCCCCGAGGTTAGTTGTCGCAAATACTAATGAGTCAGGGTGCAGTGTGTAACTACCGATCTTACGCTCTAGCATGAGTCGTAACAGTGAGTTCTTCACGGCGGGGTTAGCCTTGCCGTACTCATCGACCATGAGGATGATGGGCTTGTCGAGGTGAGCACCGAGCTCCTCGTTAGTCGCATATGAAACGTAATCGGCATCGTCCAGTGTCGCCAGCTTGGGTATGGATATGTCACCGAGGTCCTTAGTCGTACAGTCGAAGTAACACGGGGTATGTTGCGGTAATTCGTCAGCAAGTGTGCGTAGCAGTGACGACTTGCCCGTACCCATGTGGCCCTGCACGAGCACCGTGCGGTTATGTCCACCCACACGTATGGCGGTGGCGATCTGGTCAAGGTTGAGTGCATACATAGTTGTTGCGGTATTTGTGGTAGTCATTGTCGTTCTCCAGTTTTAGTTGTTAGTGTCACACTAACTTGTTACACGTCAAGCGAGGGAAGTTGCGCGATGACGGCATCAACTGCACGTTTAGTCTGTGCACGCAAGTACACGTCGTCACGTAGCGCGTCGGGTGTAACGCCCCGCAAGGTATCGTCGAGCTTGGCGCGTAGTGCCGCCATCTGCGAGTCACCCGTCACGTTGCACACGTCCAACAGTTCTACCATGTCGAGCACGTTAGATACTAATGAATCGCGAAACACTTTTTTGTGTGTGTCGTCGGCATAGTCGAGCCGCTCTGACATTTTAGATAGCGCGGTATATGTCCGTTGCCACACGTCACGCATGGCAGATTCCAGCTGCGACGTATAATATGACTTGTAATGCTGCGTTATTTGTGCCGTAGCCTCGTTGCCTACGTCAACACGGAAATCACCTGCTTCAGGCAGCGGTATATATGAGAACCGAAAACTAAACTTACGTCTGATAGATTCGGCACTAGGGTAGTCGAAATGGTTGAATAACTCACCCAGCTTGGCCTGCGCTTGGCTAATTTCCCAGTCATATGCACGGAGAAAGTTATCTACCATGCGGCGATACTCATCCTGCACGGCGGTCATTGCCTCGTTGTATTTGAAGTATTGTGCGGTCGGCAGTAGTCGGAGGCCGGTATCTGACCAAGGCATCGTCATGCCGTAGTGTAGGTTGCGCACGTTAGCGGTGAACTTTTGTACGGCTGTGAGCTCATCACAGTCACCAAGTAGTTTCTTGTTGACATTGGCAACACCGGACGCTGCACCGTGGGTTGCGGTAACTTGTGACGATGCACGCTTGTCTAACTTGCGGCCAGTCCATGTTGAGATACTTAACTCTACTAACATTGCACTTGAGGCAATGGAGGGTGTAGATACGTGTGATGGTGCGTTTAAAGTTTCCATATCGTTCTCCAGAACGTTGTTAGGTTGTAAAAAGTTAGTGTGTCACTAACAAAGTGTTAGCTAGTGGGGACCGCTGCAACTTATGGATAAGGCGAGAACCAACAGACGAATCCCCACTAACTTGTAATATTATAGCAAATGTAGTGAACTATGTCAATTGATGGTAAAACGTGGTAGGGAATGTAATGTTCGTTTTTAGGGGGTAATGTTCGGCTAATGTTCGCAAGTAAGTTATTGAAATGTAAGTAAAGTTCTAATGTTCGCTTTTGTGAGGAGAGAGCATCTGAAAACCGCGGGAAAGGAAGAACGAACAAATAAAATACAAAATGATTTACTTATATTTTCCAGAATCGCTCTATATATATATAAAACGAACTTTATTATTATTATTATTATTAGATAAGATACTACATTTCTCGATAGGCACGTTTAGTCGCGCTCCTGCAAATACCTTAATTGAATGCCACAAAAACATAATGTACGCAACTTGCTAAAAACAAGCGAACATTACGAACATTAAAGCGAACATTACGAACATTACCCAGATAATGCGCCATGCAGCTCCGCGCTACCCATATAACTGGTATCGACGTGTTAGTGCGTACCTAACATATTATTTGTTAACACAGCGCACGTGTGGCTCATCGCTATCCATATAACTGGTATCAACTTGTTAGTGTAACACTAACATTATGAGCCATGTGCGCCGCATGGCTCATCGCTATACGTATAACTGGCATCAACTTGTTAGTGTGTACCTAACATATTACTTGTTCACGCGTGCCGCGTGGCTCCGCGCTATATCAGTAACTGGCATCGCCAAATTTTAGGCGAAAAAAAACCCCGCCGGAGCGGGGCTAATGAGGTGTTATTGTGCTTGACCGTATTGGGGGCGGTCGCATGTGGGTTTCATGTCGCGGTAGTCCGGCCATGCGCCGGAGCACACCATGTCAGTGTAGTGATTGTATTGAACAATTTGTTCGCGAAAGTCGGCAGTACCAACTATTAAGAATGCCGTGAGTGATAGGGCAAATATAAACAGTGCAAATTTCATATTGATATATCCTATAAAAAGGGGGGCCCGAAGGCCCCCGATAATTACTTAACAAGTCGTTTTATTTCCTGAACCATCTTGAGCACCGGCAAGATATCGAACGTGCATTCCTCCGCATTGCGCAGTTTTTTCTCGCCATCGTTCGCAAAGTCCGTGAACCATTCTGCCAGTGTCCTAGTACGCGATGCGCCGCGTTCCTCGGCCGCCTCACGTTTGGCAAGTTGTCGTTTGAAGTCCGCGATGCGGGCGTTTACTTGTTGCTGCCAGTATCGCTTATCGGATTTCTTAACGTCGTCAAGGGCCTTAGTTGGCGTATCGAGTATGGACTGAACCGTTTTACTGAATCCCATAATGACGGCGCCCTTCAGCGCTTCCCATTCGTCGGGCTCACATGTGGAGCCGTTGGACTTGGGACTAACGTAGTCTGATACCTTGTCGAATCCATCGGCAACAAGTAGATCAAGGGCCGCGCCTCGCGCAACGTCGGCGCGAACTGTGGTTTCAATTGCCTTTGCTACTTTCTTGATAGTGTCATTAGATAATGTACGCATGATATATGCTCCATAAGTTATTAAGGTTAATTTAATTACTGGTGGTTCTCGCCGCCAGTGGTTCCCATTAAACTAAATATAATGTAACAAATCAATAGATAAACACACATCTCGACATATCTCGACAGTTTATAATTTCGCCTTGTTAGTGGCGCACTAACAAATCACGCTAAGTCGACCCCCACCGCCCCCGTACACCCCGTTTACCAGTTGGGACTCCAGCATTACTTATATATTACTAATTTACACGAATAACTACGCATTTTTTGAAATCGACCTTGCATATATAATTGCGTATAGATACAAACAGTTGTTATAATGCACGTTCTATATCCTCGTAATACCCTCCCATAGCACTTAGTGCAATTTACCCCCTTGTATTTCGAGGGGGTCTTTTTTTCTGGGTCGGACCCCCACCCCCCTCATATATAGGAACACCCCCCGGTAGGAGTCCCAACCTCCTTGCATAAAAATAAATTATTGTGTATAAACCGGCAGTATCGGTGTTAAACCTGCGGATGTACCATGGAATTTACGATAGAACCAGAAATAGGCGTGCCCTATTCGGACAAAGTTCCGTACATAGACCTCCGTGCCCGTGCAGAAGCGGCATGTAATACTGCTTCTATGCTGGCTGAACATGGTTTGGACGTCACTCAGACCCGTGAAGACGAGGAAGCGGCGGCTAAATTGACGTTAGCTTACGCCGATGACCCCGAAGGTACCTCTAAGAAAGTAAACAACAAGCGTGCATCGTCCCTACCCCCGGCCACTTTGATGGTGACCCACACTATACTCAGTCAGTTTGGGCACTCAGTGGTGCAAAATGCGGTGCAAGTACGGCATCTGGTGACAAATAAGCTCATTCAAGAGACGGACAACCCTGATCCTCGGGTGCGGATACGCGCATTAGAGCTTCTGGGCAAGATTTCAGACGTTGGACTCTTCTCTGAGAAGACCGAAGTTACCTTAACCCACCAGACAACGGATGAGTTGAAAGATCGGCTCCGTGCCAAGCTCGTAAAACTAGTAAATCCCCCCGAAGATGCAGAAGACGCAGTAATTATCGATGGGGATACCCTCGATGTAGACGCAGAACTAGGCACTACCGGGTCGTTTGATGACTGAGGTAACTCACGATTTCACCGAAAGCGAGATAGAGACTATGCTCGCCAACCTCGATGCGTTTAGCGACGATGAGTTGGCCGAGATCGCCGAGATGGCCGGTGAACTATCGTCACGTAAAGAGAACCAAGCAGCGTTTGACGACCTCATAGCGTTTTGCCAGCGGATGCAGCCTGACTACATAGTCGGTGCCCATCACCGCAAGCTGGCAAATATGCTCATGGCTATCGAGACGGGCGACAAGGACCGGATATGCGTAAATATACCCCCTCGTCATGGCAAGTCCCAGCTCGTGTCAATAATGTTCCCAGCTTGGTTTTTAGGTAGGAATCCGACCAAGAAAGTTATGATGGTGTCCCACACCACAGACTTGGCGGTGGATTTTGGACGTAAGGTACGTAACTTAATTGCTACAGATACGTACAAACAGGTATTTCCTACAACATGTCTAGCGCAGGATAGCAAGTCAGCAGGACGTTGGAACACGAATGTAGGCGGTGAATATTATGCGTGTGGTATTGGGTCGGCACTTGCTGGTCGTGGTGCCGATCTTCTCTTGGTCGATGACCCGCACTCAGAGCAAGATGTCATTAATGGTAATTTTGAAGTTTTCGAGAAGGCGTACGAGTGGTTTACGTTCGGTGCGCGTACTCGTCTCATGCCGGGGGGACGGGTGGCTATCATTCAAACCCGTTGGCACATGGATGACCTCACAGGCAGAGTGACAACTGACATGGTAAAAAACAACCGTGCTGACCAGTACGAGGTTGTTGAGTTCCCCGCCCTACTGGATATTCAGGACGAAGAAACGGCCACGTGGGTACAGAAGCCGTTGTGGCCTGAGTTTTTCGATCTGGAAGCCCTCCTGCGTACAAAGGCATCTATGCCAGCATTCCAGTGGAATGCGCAGTATCAGCAGCAACCAACCGCCGAAGAGGCGTCTATCATCAAGCGGGAGTGGTGGAACACGTGGGAGCAGGATAACCCGCCCACATGTGAATATATCATCATGTCTCTTGATGCTGCGGCAGAAACCCACAACCGTGCTGACTTTACGGCACTAACGACGTGGGGAGTGTTCTTCAACGAGGAGACGGGTGCCTACAACATCATACTGCTCAACAGTATTAAGAAGCGTTTGGAGTTTCCTGAGCTTAAAGAGCTAGCAATGGCCGAGTACAGTGACTGGGACCCAGATGCGTTTATCGTGGAAAAGAAGTCCGCGGGAACCGCGCTGTATCAAGAGATGCGACGTATGGGGTTACCCGTATCGGAGTATACTCCCCATAGGGGGTCTGGTGATAAATTAGCGCGACTTAACTCCGTAGCAGATATTGTCGCCTCGGGTTTAGTGTGGATACCGCCTACCAGATGGGCGGAAGAAGTAATAGAAGAGATTGCTGGATTCCCTTTTATGAGTCATGATGACTTAGTTGACTCAACAGTGATGGCGCTTATGCGATTCCGTCAGGGAGGGTTTATTCGTCTACCCTCGGATGAACCAGAAGACGTTGTCTATTTTCGACAGCGTAGAGGTGGATATTATTAAGAGGTTAAAGTATGGCTATTGAAAAAGGGCTCTACTCCGCACCAGAAAGCATTGACGAAGAGATGCAGGGTGAAGAGGTAGGGGAGCTAAACATTGAAATCATTGACCCTGAAGCGGTTGTCCTAGATGACGGCTCCATGGAGATTACCCTAATCCCTGATGCAGAAGTATCTGACGTTCTAGAGTTTGATATTAACTTAGCTGAGGTCCTTGACGACAGTCACTTACGTGAAATCTCAAACGACGTTGTTGGGTTGGTAACAGCTGATATAGACGCTCGGAAAGAGTGGGCTGATACGTTCGTTAAAGGGTTGGAAGTGCTTGGATTCAAGTACGAAGAGCGCACCCAGCCGTGGGAAGGCGCTAGTGGCGTATACTCCACGATCCTTGCTGAGGCGGCTATTCGCTTCCAAGCGGAGACAATGTCAGAGACATTCCCTGCAGCAGGTCCCGTAAAGGTTAAAATTCTCGGGGAAGAGACAAAAGAGAAGGTAGAAGCCTCACAACGTGTCAAAGCTGATATGAACTATCAGCTTACTGAGCATATGGTTGAGTACCGACCAGAGCATGAGCGTTTGCTGTATAGCCTAGGGTTGTCAGGCTCCGCGTTTAAGAAGGTGTACTACGATCCCAATATGGGACGTCAGATTGCCATCTACATCCCCGCAGAAGACGTTATTGTGCCCTACGGCGCGTCTCATATCGAGACTGCTGAACGTGTAACCCACGTTATGCGTAAGACGAAGAATGAGCTGCGTAAACTGCAGGCGGGCGGCTTCTACCGTGACGTAGAACTTGGCGATCCGATGCCGTACCACTCAGATATTGAGGAGCGTAAGGCTGAAGAAGGCGGGTTCTCCCTAACTGATGACGATCGTTACGCACTGTATGAAGTGCATGTCGATATGGTTATCGATGGTGTCGACGACTCAGACGACGATATAGCCAAACCCTACATCGTAACGATTGAGCGGGGTACTGGCGAGGTTTTAGGTATTCGACGTAACTGGAATGAAGACGACCCCTTGATGTTGAAGCGCCAGCACTTCGTACATTACGTGTACGTGCCGGGATTTGGCTTCTACGGGCTTGGACTCATCCACATTATAGGTGGGTACGCCAGAGCGGGAACGTCGCTTATACGGCAGTTGGTGGACGCTGGTACGCTGTCTAACCTGCCGGGTGGCTTGAAATCCCGTGGGCTGCGCATAAAAGGCGACGATACGCCGATTGAGCCGGGGGAATGGAAAGACGTCGATGTGCCATCAGGTAGTATCCGTGACAACATCATGCCTCTTCCGTACAAGGAACCGTCGCAGACCCTGTTACAACTTCTAAACCAGATCACACAGGAAGGGCGTCGTCTGGGTGCAATTAGCGACATGAATATCTCTGATATGTCCGCAAATGCGCCAGTTGGTACCACTCTTGCGTTGCTGGAACGTACGCTGAAACCCATGGCAGCAGTACAAGCCCGGGTCCACTACGCGATGAAGCAAGAGTTTAAGATGCTCAAAGACATCATGGCGGAGTTTGCCCCTGTAGAGTATGAGTATGTGCCTGTCCGGGGGGAGATGTCTGCCCGGAATAGCGACTATATGATGGTGGATGTCATCCCTGTTAGTGATCCTAACAGTTCCACCATGGCCCAGCGTGTCGTGCAATACCAAGCGGTGTTGCAGATGGCACAGTCAGCCCCGCAAATTTACGATTTGCCACAGTTGCATAGGCAGATGATCGAGGTTTTGGGGGTTAAAAACGCCGATAAGCTCGTACCCATTTCGGACGACGCGAAACCGGCTGATCCAGTCAGTGAGAATATGGACGCGTTGGTTGGTAAACCCATGAAGGCATTTATTTACCAAGACCACGAAGCACACATAGCCGTACATATGTCGTTTATGCAGGACCCACAAGTTGCGCAGATGATCGGGCAAAACCCGCAAGCACAGCAGATTATGGCGTCACTACAGGCGCATATTGCTGAACACCTTGGGTATCAGTACAGGCAGCAAATTGAGGAGAAACTTGGAGCCTCGCTACCCGCGCCTAATGCGGAGCTGCCAGAGCAGATTGAAGTTGAGCTGTCTAGGTTGGTCGCAGATGCAGGGGCGCAGCTGACGCAAGCGAAACAGCAGCAGGCAGCGCAGGCGCAAGCACAGGAGCAAGCGCAAGACCCAGTAGTACAGATGCAGCAAGCCGAGTTGCAGATTAAAGCTCAGGAAGTCCAACGCAAACAGCAGAAAGATCAATCAGATCAGCAGCTTAAACAGCGTGAATTGGAGCGCAAGTCTCAGAAAGATCAGGCAGACGCTATCTTAGAAGCGCAGAAACTCCAGATGGACCAACAAGAGTTGTCCTTGCAGGCGCAAAAAGAAGGCGTAAAACTCGCAGCAGACCGTCGACGAGATAGCACGAAACTTGATCTAGAGTTGGCAAAACTATTATCTGATAAGCAGAAAGGCTAAAACATGGCTAAAACCGTCTTTGACGTGCTTGAACAACGTATCGGTGAGGAAATCTCATCTGCAGAAAGTTTCTTAACTACTGGTAGTCCCAAGGACTACGCAGAGTTTAGGGAAGTTGTTGGTCTTATCCGTGGTCTGGAGATCAGCAAGCAAACCATTACAGACCTCGCGAAAAACTATATGGACAATGACGATGACTAAAGCTCACAAACTTGTGTTACCTACTGGAGTGCAAGCTGAAATCGATGCTGCAAACGCTACGACTGAGCCTGTACAGGAGGAACGCACAATTCCTGATGCGGATTGGGAGGCCCAACTCCCCAAACCTACAGGGTACCGCCTGTTAATCGCTCTCCCAGATGTGGAGCAGTATTACCAAAACAGTACACTACTTAAAACCTCAGACGCGATGCACAAGGAGTACATCCTGTCGATCATGGGAGTTGTTATTGATATGGGCAAAGGCGCATACACTGACAAAGAACGTTTCCCAGAAGGTCCGTGGTGTAAAGAAGGCGATTACGTAATGTTCAGGATGAACACTGGCACGAGGTTTAAGGTTAACGGTAAGGAGTTTCGTTTGATGAACGATGATTCCGTAGAAGCTGTTATCCCTGATCCCCGTGGAATTATGGCTGTGTAGGAGGTAACCCCATGCCCTTTCAAAAAGTAGAGTTTGAATTTCCAAACGAGCAAGAAGATAACACCGAAATTGACGTTGAGTCCTCTAGCGCACAGGAGGTAGACACGCGTGATAAAGAACAAGAGAGCGCACCAGATGATACTGTGGATACAGATACAGTGGATTCTGATGACGACGACTTTGAGGTTGAAGTGGTTGACGATACGCCGAAAGCGGACCGCGGCCGTAAACCATCAGAACCACCCGCAGACGTCACTGACGAAGAACTTGAAGACTATTCTGAGAAAGTTCGTAAACGCATCCAGCACTTTAGCAAAGGCTATCACGACGAACGCCGTGCAAAAGAGCAAGCAGTTAGAGAGCGTGAAGAGCTCGAGCGACTGTCTCAACAACTCATCGAAGAAAACAAACAGCTAAAGACTAGCAGTAGTAAGAGTCAGGCAGCATTGCTTGAGCAAGCTAAGAAAAATGCTGCAGCTGAAATAGAGGTTGCTAGGAAAGCATATAAAGATGCTTATGAGGCTGGAGACTCAGATAAAGTTCTTGAAGCACAAGATCAGCTAACAAATGTTAAACTTAAAGCTGATAAGTTAAATAATTTTAAGTTACCGTCTTTACAGGAAGAGGATAGTCCTGCTAATGTTGACGTACAACCCGATACATCACAGGTCAAACCCGATGAACGAGCGGTTTCTTGGCAGCAAGAAAACACTTGGTTTAACAAAGACGTCGAAATGACTAGTTTTGCATTGGGGTTGCACAACAAACTAGTCCAAGAGGGAATTAACCCTCAAAGTGACACTTACTACGAGCGTATAGATGCCCGTATGCGACAAGTGTTTCCGGAGCGATTCGGAGAAGACGTGGAGGTAGAAACTAAACCCAAGCGGAAGTCGAATGTGGTCGCCCCCGCAACGCGGAGCACAGCGCCTAACAAAATTAGGCTTACAACGACCCAGATCGCGCTTGCAAAACGTTTAGGATTATCTCCAGAACAGTACGCCAAACAGGTTGCATTAGATATGAGGAAGAACAATGGCTGATAACCGAATCAATAGAGAACACACCACCCGTGAAAAAACGGTCCGTAACAAGGCTTGGCAGCGCCCAGAGGTATTGCCCTCACCGAATCCCGAGCCGGGCTATGAATTCCATTGGGTCCGTGTGAGCACTCAAGGTCAAGTTGACGCTACTAATGTATCTTCCAAACTACGTGAAGGTTGGGAGCCGGTAAAAGCTACAGACCACCCAGAGATCACCATGGTTACTATCGAGAACGACAGGTTCAAAGATAACATCGTGATTGGTGGATTGATGCTTTGTAAAGCTCCATCGGAGATGGTTGACGAGCGGAATGACTACTACACTCAACAGTCTAAAGCTCAGATGCAGTCCGTAGATAACAACCTTATGCGTGAAAATGACCCTCGTATGCCCTTGTTTAACGAGCGGAAGACGAAGGTTACTTTTGGTAACGGAACTAATTAGAGGAGCTAATCATGGCTTATCCTACTGTAAGTGGGCCATACGGCCTAGTTCCGGTAAAACTGCTCAGCGGCTCTCCTTTCGTTGGTGTAACTCGCCACTTTAAAATTGCAAGTGGTTACGATACATCAATCTTCTATGGAGATGCTGTGAAGCTGGTTACCGGAGGCACTGTCGAACGCGATGCGTATGACGCTGCTATGACACCCGTTGGTGTTTTCCTTGGTTGCACGTACACTGATCCTAACCTTGGTTACAAGGTATGGCGTCAATCGTACCCTGCAAGCACCGTGGCAAGTGATATTGAAGCATTCGTTGCGGACGGCACTGACCTGCTGTTCAAAGTAGCGGTTGTTTCTTCTGGAACTACCATTGGTGATCTTGCCCTGACTGATATAGGTGCAAACGTCGCAGGTGTAGACAATACTGGTGATTCCACTTCGGGTAATTCTCGTTGTGCGATTTCTGACACGTCTGCCACCACTAACACTCTGCCTTTCCGTATTGTTGGTATGGTTGAGGAAACTAAAAACAGCTCGGGTGGTTATACCGAAGCCTACGTTAAATGGAACGCAGGCCATCAGTATGACAACACGACTGGCGTATAAGGAGGAGTAGACAATGGCTATTTCACGCGCCCAGTTACTTAAAGAACTCCTCCCCGGACTGAACGCTTTGTTCGGTATGGAGTACGCGAAGTATGGTGAAGAGCACGCAGAGATTTTCGATACCGAAAGTTCTGATCGCTCTTTTGAAGAAGAAACTAAGCTGTCGGGCTTTTCAGCCGCTCCTGTTAAAGGTGAAGGCGCTGCCATTGAGTATGATAATGCTCAAGAGGCATGGACTGCTCGTTACACTCACGAAACCATTGCTATGGGCTTCTCCATTACTGAAGAAGCTATCGAAGATAACCTGTATGACTCTCTGTCTGCTCGTTATACCAAAGCATTGGCTCGTGCCATGGCTTACACCAAGCAGGTTAAAGCAGCTTCTGTGTTGAACAACGCATTTGCTTCTGGTACCACTTACGGTGACGGTAAAACCTTGTGTGCTACTGACCACCCCTTGGTGTCTGGCGGTACCAACTCCAACCGTCCTGCTGTCGCTGCTGACCTTAATGAGACTTCTTTGGAAGCCGCCGTTATTGGTATCAGCCAGTGGACAGACGAACGTGGTCTGTTGATCGCTGCCAAACCGCGTAAGTTGATCGTTCCACCGAACCTCCAGTTTGTTGCAACTCGTTTGCTTGAGACTGAAGGTCGTGTAGCAACTGCCGATAATGATCTGAACGCCCTGCGCTCTATGGGGTCTATCCCCGAGGGTTACGGCGTTAACCATTATCTGACAGATACTAACGCTTGGTTTTTGTTGACTGACGTACCCAATGGCTTGAAGCACTTTGTCCGTACTCCGATGAGCACCTCTATGGATGCTGATTTTGATACTGGCAACAGCCGCTATAAAGCTCGTGAGCGTTACTCCTTCGGGGTCTCTGACCCACTGGGAATCTACGGCTCTCCGGGTGCTTAACAGATTGGGGGCCTTCGGGCCCCTTTTCTTTTGTTGACTTGTTATCACAAATAGTGCTAAAAAGTTAACTATCGGGATAACCGGTACTACTGACAGACCCGACTGACGACATGCAGACAGTAGTACCTAACTCGCATGTGAGGACAATTTAATGGCTTCTACTACTTTTTCTGGTCCTGTGACCTCAACCAACGGCTTCGTTGGCGATATTAAAGTTCCTACTTACACTGTAGCATCCGCTCCTTCCGCGGCTTCCGCCGGTGCTGGTACTCTTATCTACGTTTCCAATGGTGCAGCAGGCTCAGCGATTCTCGCGTTTTCTGATGGCACTGATTGGCTGCGTTCTGATACTGGTGCAGCTATTGCGGCAGCGTAATTGGGGGTGATCTATGAGTAATCGATTCCAACCCCCTACCGCTGATGAGCTGGCACGCCGTGGGCTAAATGCCGACGGCACGAAAAAAGCTCCAGCAAAGCCCGCGCCTAAAAAAGCAGCTGCCAAAAAGACTTCTGCTAAGAAGGAGGGATAAGTTATGTCATTATCTGACGTACAATCCAAACGCGTTACCGCTACTGGCTCTTTAGCAGTTGGCCCAGCAAGGGTAAGACAGGTTCAGGTGTTGACTAACGCTACTGGCGCAGGGCGACTGACTGTAACCGATGGTGATGGCGGTAGCACAGTGCTAGACATTGATTTTCTTGCGTCTGACTCGCACTCCATCAACATTCCGGATAATGGGCTTCGGTTCACTAGTGACGTATTTATATCTGCGGCTACTAACATCGACGCTATAACCGTGTTTTATAGTTAGGGGCATTTATGCGCACCTATTACAAGTCAGGGGGTCGTGTAGAGAAATCTAAGATGTCCTGCAATAAACCGCGGCGAACTCCAAGCCACCCCAAAAAATCCCATGTCGTAAAGGCGTGTGAGGGGGGCAAAGAGAAAGTTATTCGTTTTGGAGAGCAGGGCGCTAAGACTGCTGGTAAACCTAAAGCTGGTGAGTCTGCGCGGATGAAAAAGAAACGCGCAAGTTTCAAAGCTCGCCACGCTAAAAACATCAAGAAAGGTAAGATGTCCGCTGCATTTTGGGCTGATAGGGAGAAATGGTGATGCCCGCTAAGTCTAAAAAACAGCGTAAGTTTATGGCAGCAGTAGCAAACAACCCTAAATTTGCTAAGAAAGTTGGGGTACCCCAACGTGTAGGAGAAGAATTTATGAAACCTAGCAAGAAGAAATACATGGATGGTGGCATGGCAGAATACGACGTGCCAAAGGAAAAACAGGCGGAAATGCGTAGACAGGCTAGAGATGAAGAAATGGATCGGAATATGCGAAAAGCCATGGAGAGATACGAAAAAACCCGCTATGGCAAAGGTGACAACGAAGAGACGCCTAAGAAGCCTAAGAAGGAATTTCGTTTGATGAACGATGATTCCGTAAAGTCTAAAATGGCTAAGGGTGGTAGAGTCGGTAGCAGCTGCGGCACCAAGAAGATGGCTAAAGGCGGTAAAGTACGCGGTTGCGGTGTAGCTAAACAGGGCGTCCGTCCTTGTAAGATGTACTAATGCGCCGGTATTACAAAAAAGGGGGGACGGTGAAAGACGCTTGTTACAGCAAGGTTAAATCTCGCTACAAAGTCTT